TACTTCAGAGTGAGTTAACTCTTCTAAGGTAAAGTTATTGCTTAGGTTCATCTTTCTTCGCTTTCATATCCATAATCTTCTCTAGAGTACGACCACCAAAGTATGCACTCATAATAAGCATACCCCACTGACCTAGTAGATTGACATAGGACTCTTTAGCATCGTAGCCAAATGCTGACATCATTGCAAATAAGAAGTATCCTACAAAGATAGCCACTAAAGACATAGGTCGGATGTTCTTAGACAACCAAGAGTCACTAGCAAGATCAGCTTTCCAACGATCAGAGATATTGTTCTGCTCATTCATATCAGCGTTTAACTCAGCGAGTCTGCCTTCTTGTTGCATCTGTAGCAACTCTTTCTGAGCCTTTGCCTTAGCTTCTGGATCAGGAATGAACTTATCTAGGACTTTCATCCCAACGTCTACTAGCGCCATTAATGGAATCATTGTTTATACCCCCAAGTTAAATACCAAGCAATGACCGCAGCCACTGCATAGCACATGAACATTGCTCTACGACTCTTTGCCAAATCTTCTTTAAACTCTCTAGTAAGTTCATTGTCTTGTTTCTCTATCTTTTGTTTAATGGATTCAATTTCATTCCAGCGTTTAGTTCCATGCTTTCTTATGAAATCAGCTTTTACTTTTGCTTCTTCAATGCGAATGTCTTCTTGACGTTGCCATTCCATCAATGCCCGTTTGAAATACTGCTCTTTAAAGACCTGTGCTTCTCTTATCTGTCTTTTACGCTCTAGGTCTTTTTGCTGTGCTGCTGCTCCAGCGTCCTTCTGTACATCGATAATGCTCTTAGTGATGGACTTACTAGCCTCTCGACTAGCATCCATACTACTGGTTACAGACTTTGCTCCTTCGATAAAACCAAATTGGTCGGACATAGCTCATAGTCTTATTATTGAGTCTCTGCATCTTCACGCAACATTTGCTGATAAAATTGTGTTCCAGCAGACCCAAACATACCTGTATTATTTTCTAATGCTTTTTTTACAGCCAATCGTGCAGCACTTGGATTTTGCATTAATTGTTTAGCAGCAGCATAAGTCAGACCTGAAGCTGTTAATATAGGAATCGCAATTTGAGGCATAATAAATGTAGTAGCAAAACCAGTAGCCGCTTTAGAAGCTAACATTGCACCTTTTAATAATCCGATAGGTTCTTGTTTACCTAGAATATTTAATGCTTTTTGTGCGGTTTCATTTAACGGACCCTTGCCTCCGCCGGCAGTTAAAATTGTAGCAGCTTGATTAGCTACTGCCTGTGATAATTGTTCTGGATTAAAGATACCACCTTTTACATTGGCTCGTTTAGAAGCATCAGCAAAACTATATAGTTTAGCCCATGCTGTATCTGCTTTAGAAACTAATCCATCTTTGTCAATACGACTAATATACTGATTTAAGTTAGCAAGGGTATCTCCATAAGCAGAGTTTAATCCAATACTATCTCGATCTGATCCTTTGGAATATTTTGTTATTTGTTCTTTAAGGTATTCTTGAATACTCTTAATATCAGTGCCATCTAATTGACCTCCTTTGCCAGTCATACGACCACCAATTTGAGCATTTAAAGTATTTACAAATTGTTTCTGTGCTACGTCAGACATTTCTGTTTTAGTCTGATCTAGAATATTTCCCATTGTTTGTTTATATTCGGTATCTAACGAATTTCTACCTAATTTAGTTAATGCATCAGTATAAAAATTAGAAATACGTCTTTGTACTAAACGAACCGTAGCTTGACCGGGAGCAACTGTTTTAGGTAATTCTTGTCCAATAGATGCTAATACTTCATTACCAACAACAGGATTAAATGCTTTATTAATTTTATCTGGCTTTGGACCAAGACCAAAACTTTCAATTTGACGGAATAGCCATCCGGGAGCGCCTTCGTATGCTTGACCGGGAGATACTGGCACACCTTTATCAAGTAATTCTTTAGCTCCTTCTTTTAATTTAGGAACCAAACTAGAAATTAAATTATCTGTCAGTTTACCTAAAACAGCACCGCCGACAGCCTGTTGTGCTTTACCTGCTAAGACATCAAATGTACTCATGTCTTTTTCATCTAATGGTTGAGTAATAGCACCAATTGCTCCTCCGGTGTATCCTCCTCCGGGAATAAATCTATTTAAAGGATTTACAACAGCACCGACTAATTCAGGCACATCAAAACCAGCACCACCTAGTTCTTTACGAGTTTCTTTATATCCTTCTTGCATTGCTTGTGCAACATCACGAGTTTGTGGCGCTAACTGCATAGCAGCAATAGCTGGATTAATAATACCTTTTGCAATACCCTGTGTTGTTCTTGCAACTAACTTTCCTGTTTCTGTTTCAGGAACATCCATACCAAGTTGTTGCGGAGTCATATCTCCATAGCGTTGAGAAATTTCGTTAATTCCTTTTACTTTAGGAACTAAATCCGTATATTTTGGAGATACCAAACCAAGTTGTGTAGAGAAATCTTCAAATGGAATATCATTATAAAACTTTTGATGAAAACCACGAGCTAAGTCCTGATCAGATACATCAGCATATTGTGGATACTGTTTACGAATATCAGCAATAGTTGCCATTATTTTTTTCCTTGTGGTTTACGAAGTCCTAATGGGTCTTCAGCAGAAGGCGTTACTCCCCTAATTGTTGCTGCAGAAACTCCGTATACGCCGGGTTTAAAACCAGCAAGAGTCCCTTCATTTTCATAAAAACCTACTGCTTGAATTTTAGCATTAGCTGCAGTACTAATTTGCTCACGCAAGGCTTTTAAACGACTAATATTATCATTGATTGGTTGTGCAGTATTATACGCCCTAGCTAATAACTGTTCTCCTTCTTTTGCCGCAAACTGACCACCTAATATTTGACGTAAATTTGATTGAGCAACACCTCCAACTAAGTCTTTAACTTGAGCAGCTTCGGGGAATAAATATGATAAAGTTCCACTGCTATCAGCTAATCCAATAGCTCTACCAGATAAATTTTTACCTGCTTTTTTAGAATTTTCCATTAACAAAATAGCTTGATCTAGTTGTTGAATATTCTTTTGAATTGTACTAACGCCACCACCGGCAACAAAATCATTGTAATCTTTACCAAAAGCCATGTCTGCTGCTTTTTGTGCTGGAGTTAATACTAAACCTTTTTCAGCTTGTTTTGCAGTAAGTAATGCTCTACGATTAGCAGCATCTTGTTGTGATCGAAGCAGTGCATCAGGGGAAGCATATTTAGCAGCAATTGCTATTAATTGTGCTTCAGTTGGATTAGGACCTAATGCAGCTAATTCTGCTTTGTATTCTTTATCTAATGCTTGTCTTGAAGATTCAATATCTATTTTTTGTTGAGTTGCTGTAAGTCCTAAATTAGTTTTATCTTTTTCATCTGCAAGTGTTGATGCTTTTATTCCAACATCAGGAGCAAACGGAGAAACTGTTTTGGCAAACTCACGCAAACCAGCGGAAGTTCCCATATCAAACTGTGAAGCTAACTGCCTAACCTGTGTAGCTTTATTAAGTTGTTCATCTCCACCGAGTAACTGATTAATGCCTCGACCAATGCCTCTTGCACCAAGAGCAATTCCATACCTTGCTCGTGATAAATCATCAAGCGACGCATACTTTAGAGCCGCTTCTTGATCTTGCACTGCTCGTTGCTGTTGCAGTGCAGCAGGATCAATACCAAATAAACTATTTACGATGTCAGCCATGATTATTCCTGTTAATTAAAATGCAGAAGAGCCGTAATAACCGCCTTGATAGCTACCGAAACCGGGATTGGTTGGAGCATAAGGAGCTGCAGAATAACCGCCTCCACCACCGCCAAATAAACTACCAAATCCACCGCCACCGCCCATTCCTGCTCCTAAATTAGTAAAAGCATCTCCTAATGGACTATAGCCTTGATATCTGCTATATGCAGAAGCAGCGGCACCTTGTGGTTGTAGATACAGATTACCTGCTTGAGCGCCTGCACCAGATTGTAAACGAGCTAATTCTTGGCTCATTGCAAATGGTCTTTCGCCCATTCCTTCTACAGTACGAGCAAGTCCTAGTTGTGTCTCAATCGGTAAGAATGAACCACTAAACAAGGATGGAATACCAGCAGCAAGTTTACCGCCAGCACCGTATAGTTCTCCACCGAACCGAATACGATTCATGGCTTCTGTGTCTGCTTCTGCAGCTAATGCTTTATCTTGTTGGAAGATAGAATTGTAATATGCCTGTAATGCAGGATTAGTTGGCGCTCCGCCAGTTGCTGTCTGTACGCCTAGACCACCACGACCTGTGGCAAAGTTCCTAGCATTTATTCTACCAAACTCAGCAGCACGACTAGGTGCTAATAATCCTTGTCTATCAGAGATGTACTTAGCTGCAACCTCTTGTGGATTTGCACCTAAGTAGCTACCACCTAAATTAAATAATGAGCTTGCTCCGCCATAAATAGGTTCTGCTAAGTTCTGTACACGAGTAGGGTCGTATCCAGTTGCACCGCCTACAAAACGATTACGAAGATTTTGAAGTTCTGGAGTTAATTCATATCCAGCTTCTTCAACTTGTCCTAATTCGTTAACTTTAAACCTAGAACTTCCGAAGCCGGTAGTTAAGCCAATAGGACGAAACTGTGCCATCTGGGACGAACGTAGTCCTGCGGCTCGAAGAGCCTCTGCTTGTCCTCTGGCAGCGTCAGCAGCTTTGCCTCCGCTAATGAGACCTCCGACAGTCGAAAAGACTGGACCTGCAAATTGCGCAAAGCTACCCATTATTTACTCCTACTATAGATGTCATACATTTGTTTATCATTACCTAAAAAGGGTTGTTCATATTTAAAACCAATTACTTTACCAAATTTACTTAGTTTCTTATTTCGTTGCTGTACTAGTGCAAATAAAGGACTGTTTATTAAATCCTGTAATATATTTAAATCTTCTACATACTTTACTTTTACTTCTGATGTCCACTTTCGTACATCTGTATGAAACCACAATGCTGCATCGTGTAATTCTAGAAACATTGTGTAGTCGTTTCTAATTACTACAGGTACTTTCATATTAGGTCTTCATAATGTACGCAAGAGCGTAGTATGGGGGCAAGTTCTGATTCGTACCGCTAGAGCCTTCTGTACTGTTTGTAGTTGCTACTGAAATACCTGTAACTGCTGAGTTAGTGCTAACCGTAGTTAGTGTATTACTAGAACCAATGATAGGGGTATCCGAAGCACCATTTGCATTTGAGTAGTTAGTAAAAGTGTGTAAATGTCCGGGGTCTGTAACAGTTGACGTTGCTGTATGTGTATGGCTTACAACAATAGCATCTTTAGTACCACCAGTAGTGGTTGAGCTGCTTGTAACTGTTGTTTTTGCTACACCGACATCATCTGAATGTGCGCCAATAATAAAACGATTTCGTAGATCAGGGGTGCTGTTAGAACCGTTACACAATACCCATCCAGAAGGGATACTTGCAATCGTTCCTGACCACATTGAAATAAGACCACTAGGAATAGCATTTGCAAGTACAAACGCAGTAGTAGCTACTTGTGTTGTGTTTGTTCCAGTACTAGCCGTAGGAGCAGTAGGAGTTCCTGTTAGAGCAGGACTATTTAAGTCAGCCTTAGAAGAAATAGCAGACGCTATCGCAGTTAACTCAGTATCAATCTCTGTGCCTTTAACAATCTTACCTGAGTTACCAGTAGGTAATCCATCTTTAGCTGTAAAGTTAGTTGCTTTTGTATAGTTTGCCATATTATGTCCTTAGACTAAAGTCTTTCCTTGCTTAATTGCTACGTCTATTTTCTGAATTGAAACTGGATTTCCATTAATATCTGCTTCTAAGCCTAACTGCATTACAGTTCCTTGACCACCAGCATTAATGTTAAATCGATCTAAAACAATACCGGAGGTATACTCAGCAATGTTATATTCTGTTGATCCGGGAATAGTATCTACAGTAGAGTTATTATATTCGTATACTGTAGCAGCGTCTAAAGCATATGTAGTAGCTTGATAACTCTCACTATAATCAAAGCCCCACTTAATAGCTACTGATTGATTAGTACCCCCAATCAATACCCAACCAATCTTCTTTAGTAACTTAAGATTTGTAGACGCATCAAAGTCAAAGTAATTAGTATAGTAAGCAAGACGATAACTAGAAGTATTATCAGCATAGCCGTAGTATTTAGCAATATATCCCGGCTTACCTAAGTATAAGTCTCTTGCTTGTGTAACAAATAATGATTTAGGTTCAATACTATCCCAGACTGTGACTCTCATAGAACCATCTTGCAGTGAAGCACGAGTGTCAAAACAATATACAAACTTAGTTGTAGGAAGCGTTAATAAATATATAGCATCTCTTTCATAGTAGATGCTTTTAATCTTAGTTAAGTCTGTTTCTGAAAACACAGCAGCCATTAGTTCATCACGAACATTTTTAGAGATGTCTCGCATCGGCATAGACTTTTCTTGAATGATTCGCTGTAGACTACGAACTCCTGAGTCAGATAAAAACAATACATCTGTTGCAATGTTCTGTACTGAATCTCGAGCAATACATCCTACATTATAGATAACTTCACTAAGAGTTAACGCTCCTGTGTCTAAAGGATTAGCATAGATTGCTATGTTCTTACGACCAAAGAATATAATAAAACCATTGTGTGCTGCAGCAGCGACTACAGGATCTCCATTAGGGAGAACTTCTTGTAGGTTTAAGTAGCCAGCAGACCCATTTAAGAAGTCTGTACCAGCTAGTAAGTCGCTGAAATAGACAGTCTGAGTGTCTCCTGAGATACCACCACACCAGATTCTACCGTAAGCAGACAACACCCAGCTAGGCATGAATGTTGCTGTGCTATGATTAGAAGGTAACTTAGCGTCATCTCCTACACGTTGGTAGCCAAATGTACCGCTATCGTGCGAACTAAAAGGATTACCAGAAATAGGTAACTCATGATACACCAACATAGGGTGTGCTGCTTGTGCTAAATATACATGAGCTTGGAAGTCTGTAACATCTCCATAAGACATGGCAGCACCCTGCCAGTTATTAGCTGTAATAGTATAAGTAGCGTTACCGCTGTTAGTAGTGTTACGCACTGTCTTAGTAGTCATCGTAGTAGTTCCTACAAATAACTGATTATTACCAGCACTTAACACTTGATTACTACCACCATCAACTAATTCAAATATAAACTCTACTGCATTACCTGCTCCTAAGTCAGTATTAACTGCAGAGTTTACTGTAGTCCATCCTCGTCTTGCACCGATACGACCATATTTATCAATCACACAGTTCTGTGCTTTTAGTGCATAACCAGAAGAAAGCGTAATACTACTCTCTTGTAGATTGAGTCCATAAAACCCCGGTGCTGCTATAGACGATGTTAGTAACTTACTAGCCATTAGACCCAGTTCCACTGAGATTCTTCAATGTAGCGAGTTGATTCTAATGAAATTGCATCGGATAAACTTTGACGATATAAAGCATAAGTCTCACCAGACTGTACACCGCCGTCTTCGCCACGCTCTGCTTGCGCCCTAGCCAATGCACCCAAGATGACTGGCTCATCAGGCACTAGAAGTGTATCAGCATTAACTGCTAAAGGTACTTGTGGCTTGATAATGTTAAAGCGAAGGTTATAAGCACCATTTGGAATAGGAAACAAATCTACTTGGGTATCGCCGTTAGCGTTTGTACCATTAAAGTTATAGTACATTGGACTACCCTTTTGTGGGGTCGTCAACAAGAACTGCTGATCCATCCAAATCGTGGACGCATTCTCAACAAAGAAGTTATCAGTGTCGTTTAGTACATCAATTACACGAAAGCGTTGACCGGAACCTGTTAATACATAGTTAAATACATCGGCTGTTGTTGTGGCAGACAGTGTCTCTGATAGAGCATTCCAGTTATAGGAGTCCTCAACCATTCGCTTAGCATCATTAACATAACGAGCAATGAGCTTAACATAAGCGTTATCCGATACCGAGGAAGCCTCTGGCTCTCGTAAGCGAATAAGTACGTCATTAACAAGTTGAATATAGTTCATTGAAGCCATGTGCTATCCTATCATAGTTTGACTGTTTTGTCAAGTAAAATCTCAACAATCCCACTTCTTTAATGCCAAGGCTTTACGAGTAGGTCTGCCCTTTTCATCCTTCATCGGACCCTTGACACCGCCCATCCTTGCACAGAAGCTCTTTCGCCTTCCAGCCGCTTTAGGCGACTTTGCAGCCGCTTTAGCAGAAACTGGAGGCTTGAGGTTAGCACCTTCTGTTCGCTTGAAGTAAGCCCTTCCTTTGGCGTTTAAACCACCT